TGATGGGTATTCGTTTGAAGTCATTGCAACAGAGGTACTTACTAGTACGCCGCAAGCGGTCGAGTGGATCAGTTTTGAGGACTGGGTTGAGAGTGCTGAGTGGTCTACTGCGGGTTCAAGTAGTGAAGGGAAGGTTATGGTGAAGTTAGAAGATGGGACTATTGTCCGATTTAAGGCTAGAAAGAATTTAGCTGTAGAGGTCCTGGATCTAAAACAGCTGGGCGTTAAAGCTGCAAAGAACGACTCTCAAAAGAACGTTGCGATCACGAAGAGTGAGCTAGCGAAGCTTAGGGTCGCCGTCGCTTCAGATCTAGAGACATATTTACAGATGGCCTGGCTCAACAGATTCCTTGGAGGTTTTTATAACCAGTGGGCCGGAGCTACTACAGACGAGAGCGTCGCAAAACAGACTAAGCGATTTGTCAAGATGATGAAAAGCCTCAGTGGCCGGTATTCGTTACCCTTCGATTACGATGCCTTCGATCATCAGCCTAGTCTGAGGCAGTTGGTGCAATTGATCAAAATAGCGTGTGACGTTGGGTTAGTGAACGTGCCTAGTGAGAATGTTCTCGAATATCAGAGCATCGTGTGTCGCGTACTGGCCGGGATGGAGAATGCCACTCTGAGCAGCAAAGAGGATGGTGTGGAAGTAAAGTTCAGGGTTAAAGGCGGCTTAATGTCTGGATTGCGATGGACTAGCTTGCTTGGGAACGCCTGGAATACGGTGATGACTAGCTTAGTTATTGCCATCTTAAGGGATCTGGGCGTCGAAACAGAGACAATCGATCGTTGGATACGTGGTGATGACAGTGCGATAATGACGGACAACTGGGGGACGGCGGAGATGATTCGGCTTGGATATCAGGCGATAGCAGTGAAGGGCGGTGAAGGTAAATTTGGGATACATTATGAGAAAAGTGAGTTCCTACGAACATGGATCACTCCTGACCGGATGAGTGGTTACATTGCGCGCGCAGTGCCTGGGTGGACACAACGAAAGCCGTGGACTTCAAGACCATGGTCGGAGGTCAATACTTTAGAAGCGTTGGAGGAAGTGAAAGGAGTATTGTGTCGTAGAGGCGCTGATTCTAAGGCCGTTGCCTTACTCTGGACCGAGGCGG